GTCGTCGCAGGGTGGGATGCAGTTCAGCCCGCAAGCGCAACAGGCGATTAGCGGCAGACTGGGTGAACTCCTCAATGCCTTCGAGACGGTGGACACCAACAACGCGAGATCATTGCGCAAAGATGTTGAGGAGTACCTTGTCCAGCTTGGCTTTATGCCCTCGAAAGAGGAGCAGAAGGCTATGGAGATGCAAGCAGTTAGCGGACAAATGCCGCCGCAGGAAGCTCAGATGGTTGAGCAAACTGAGGAAGTTGTACAGCAGGGAGATTATTAATGAGTAGGTTAATTAGGTTTATTCGTATTGCTTGGAAGATGTCAAAGCAGATTCCTTGGATTGGTGAACCCGAATGGGAAACCTCAGAATCGAATGCCCTGCGCAAGTTTCTCGTCACAGTAGAAGGGAAAAGGTTCCGCATGATACTGTTGAATATGGTTCTCAAGCAGAATCAACAGGCGGTGTCCAGTAATAAAGAGCTTGAATTTAATGCAGGGTTCGCGAATGGTGTGAGAACAACGGTTCACACTGTTGAGGCGTTGGCAAGGGAAATCGAGGAACCGGAAGAATTTACGTCTGATATGTTTGGGGTTGATTATCGGACGAGTCAAAACCCCACAGCTACGGCCAAGGAACTCGGTGCGCTCTTTGGACGAGGATAAGCACTAATAGGTAAGCATTATGTCAGAAGAATCCGGCGAAGTAACCGCCGATCAGATGTTGGCCGCAGCCAAGCAGTATGACGCTGCTGTGGAAGCGGGGGAAACACCGGAAGTAGTAATACAGACGGAGGAACCGAAAGAGGAAGTTCAAGACGAATCTCCTCCGGAGCTAACAGAGGAAGCGGTTAAGGAACCGGATTCAGAGGTACTGGACAGTACCGAGAATGATGCTGATGAACAGGTTAGTTCATTGACAGAAGGTGAAGCTCCCGAAGTAAAGGAGCAGCCGAAAAGTAAGTGGGCAAAGAACGAGGAACGCAAGACCTCTTCTTGGAAGCAGATTAATGCTGAGAAGGAAGAGATTAAGCGTCAGCGTGAAGAACTACTCAAGGTAGCTGAAGAGTTAAAGGGTCGGCAAGCCGACCTTGATGACGGAAAAGCTTACCGTGATGAGAAGGGTTTCACTGCTGAAGACTACGAGAATGCCGCCAAGAGACTGAAAGAAGAGGGTGATGATGATCTCGCTTCTGACGCGAAGGAAAGAGCCGAGGAGGTTCGGACTGAAGCGGAGAAGTCTCAGCAGGAACGGGAAGTTAAGAAGCAACATGGTGCGTTTGAAAGCAAGAGGCAAGAACTCATGCAGAAGCACGAAGACCTTCAAGACGTTAACTCGGAACTGACTAAGGCAGCAAACGCGATCCTCCAACAGTACCCAAGCATGGCAAATGCCGATGGCTTGGAGAACGCTGTTAAGATTGCCCAGTTACAGATGAAGGCTGCTGGTGCTGAAAAGAGTGAAACCCAAGTTAAAGAACTAACCGATAAACTAAACAAACTGGAAAAGAAAATGTCAGTGAGTGGTGGATTCACAAGTGAGAAAGTTGACGGTGGCCGGAGCTTTGATGACCTGTCCGAAAAGGAACAGGAAGCTCATCTCCTAAAGGCGGCAGCGGAACATGACTTCATATAGCTGACAGGAAAGTAAAGTATGGCAACACAAACAACAACTACAGCCGGACTTACAGACCAGTATCAAAATTATTTCAGCAAGAAATTGCTGTCCTACGCTGTACAAGCACTGGTACTGGATCAGTTCGGAAATAAAGTCCCGCTTCCTGCGAAGTCGGGTCACAAAGCAATAAGTATGTTTAGGTTCGACGCTCCTAAAACCACTGAGATTAACACTCTCACAGAAGGTGATCCTTCTTCGGTTGGCGAGCGTGGCTTAACATTGACCAAGGTTGACGCAAGTTTGATTCAACGTGGTCAGATTATAAAGCTATCGGACGTTTTGAATGCAACGGATTTATTTAATTCGCTGCAACAGAGCGTAAAAATTAACGGTCAAGATGCAGCTCTCGACATGGATCAAATCACAAGAAACATCCTTGTTGGTTCTGATGTTGGTGAAAATGCTAACTCCGGCGGTACTGCCGCTGAGGCTGGCATTAGCGGTCTTACCGAAATGTATGCAGACGGAACCGATGATTACAGTGACTTCGTTAGCTCCACAACCGACAATACGTTGGATGCGGGGGCTATCTTGGATGCTGTAACCAAGTTAAAGGTTAACCGTGCTCAACCTATAAAGGGTGGCCAGTATGTTTGCGTTACAAGCCCACAAGTTCTCAGCGATCTGATGAAGATCAATGAGTGGCTTAATGCAGCTCAATACAGCAATGTTGATGAGTTGTACAAGGGTGAAGTTGGCTCTCTATATGGGGCAAAATTTGTAACAACCACTCGGCCTTGGATTAGCGGAGGTTCCGCTGATACCGACAGGTATGTGTATGATGAGTCTGCTGGCGGCGGAACTGCTGCAAGTAAGGATATTCATGCTTCTCTCTTCTTGGGAGATCAAGCATACGGTATCCCCGAACTGAGCAGCCAGTCACCGTTCAGTCCTAAAATTGTAATCACGGATTCAGCAGATAAGAGCGACCCGCTCAATCTCACGATCACTGCTGGTTTCAAATGTTTTTGGACTGCAATGCGGTTGAACCCCGACTACTACGTTATCATGCGGAGCAAGACTGCTTCGACTGCGTAAGAGTTAAACAAGTTATGAAACCTAAAGGTGGAGTAACCCTTATTATTGCCGTGGGAGGGGGGAAACCCCCTCACCACGGTCATTCCGATAAAGACAAGAAAGAAGGTTGCGAAATGATTAAATTACCAATGGATGCGTTGGTGTCCGCAGATGAAGCAGGTGAAGGTGTTTCCCCCGAAGTGGGTGACGCAATCGTGCTTGATGCAGTCGAGGGTGAAGTGACTGCGATTAACGATGACGGTACGGCTCACGTTGAGCTGGTGAGCGCGGGTGGCGTTCCCATTGAGTATGTTGAACACGTTTCTGAGGAAGAAGCCGAGGAAGATGTTGACGTTGCTGATGTTGAAGGTGCAGAACTTTTGGCGGCAGCGGAAGAGGCAGATGAAGAGATGGGTTATTAAATGCCTATCTATTCCTTTGCTTCTGAAGATGGTAAGACCCTCGATGAGATTGTTCCTCTAGGGACGAGTCATATAACCCGTGACGGGGTTAGGTATGAGAAAGTCTTGGCGGGTGAATGCTTTACTGTCGGCAATCAAGTAAAGATTCCTTCCCAAGCCGAGCAGGTGAAGGACGGCTATCATAAACTGGAGCAAAAGGAAGGCTCCCGTTTCCTTCGCAAATCACAATTTAGTACGAAACAAATTAAGAACGCATGGGGGTTTTAGATGGCTAACACAAGAATAACTGCTTTAGGAGAACTATCAGCCGCACCAGCCGTAGCTGATGTGCTTTGCATTGTGGATGTCAGTGATACCACCATGAGTGCCAGTGGCACAACCAAGAAGATACAGATTACGAATGTCACCCCTATCCTTGGGTCTACCGCACTTACTTTAGGTTCTGCTATCACGACAGTCACAGGGATGGAATCCCTAACTGTCACAAGTGGAGCGGGTGCTGTCATTGCTACTTCTTTCACTGGTGCATTGGTTGGAGATGTTACGGGAGACTTGACAGGCGCAGTCACGGCAACTGGCACACTGGCTGACGGTGTAACTGGCACAACCCAATCTGCAAGTGACAACTCCACGAAGGTTGCCACCACTGCCTACGTTGATGCACAGGTGGGATCATCGGACACATTGGCCGAGGTATTGGCTAATGGTAACACCACTGGCTCAACGAACATCATCGTAAGTGCAAGCCAATCAATCACCACTGATACCATCGCAGAAACAACTGCTGCTGCTGGAGTCACGATTGACAGTGTTCTCGTAAAGGACAACACAGTAACAGCAACCACATTCACTGGCGCACTCACTGGCAACGTTACCGGAGATGTTACCGGAGATGTAACCGGAGACTTAACCGGAGATGTAACCGGAGACTTAACCGGAGATGTAACCGGAGCGGTGACAGGGAATGTTACGGGTAACGTAACGGGAAATTTAACAGGGAACGTCACTGGAGATTTAACAGGGGATGTAACTGGAGATGTTACTGGCTCATCGGGGAGTTGCACTGGCAATGCGGCTACGGTAACAAACGGGGTTTATACAACAAACAATCTTTCAGCTTTAGCAGCCACAACTTCCGCGCAATTAGCTGGAGTCATTTCAGATGAGACAGGGAGCGGTGCATTGGTATTTGCTACCAGCCCGACACTGGTAACTCCCGCAATCGGCACTCCAGCAAGCGGGGTGCTAACGAACTGTACTGGGACAGCCTCCGGCCTTACGGCGGGAACCGTAACCACAAATGCCGACCTTACGGGTGATGTGACTAGCGTGGGTAATGCCACGACATTAGGTACTGTTGCAGTTACGAAAGGCGGAACAAATATTACCAGTTATGTCGTTGGTGACATTCTTTATGCTGACACCACAACCTCACTGGCAAAACTTGCAGCTT